ATAAGCTTGTGATCCCCATCCAAGACGACCCCATCCTTGTACAACTATATTTGTATCTCCCCAATCAGCTTGTCCCCAATAAGAACGACCCCATCCATCAGTATTGGCTTCGCCGCCCATACCAGAATGATTAGTACAATAATAATATAATGTTGAAGGTGCACCATTTTGAACTTGTATTTCTGTGTATGCTCCTGAATTACCAGGTGTTCCAACTGCAGTTACACCCTCTGTGTAAGGAGTTGAATTTCCGCTGTCGCTTGAAAATCTAAGTGGGTGGTTTTCGTTACTACTATCTGATTGATCAAATCTATAAGTAAGACCAGCACCGATCATTACGGTGTCTTGTTGGACTCCATCAATAACATATTTATTACCAGATCCAGTGCTGACTACTGTTACTGTAAATGTCTGGGCTATAGACATAAGGATTACCTCCTTATGCTATACGAACTATAGCTGTTGTAGCTGCTGCAGCAGGAAATTGAATTGTGAAAGTTCCAGAAGAAACAGACTTGTCTCCTCCGAAAGCTACAGAACAAACTGCTTTATTAGATGCATTAGAATTATAAATTAAACATGCATTAGCAGTAAATGTTGAAGAGGTCCAAGAGATATCTCCAAAGTCGCATACTGCTGTAGATGAATCTAAAACAGGAGTAACACTTGTTAAACTTTTTCCACCAGCTGTATAGCCAGTTCCAGTTATTTCTTCAGAAGTAGCGTAAGCTGTTGTACCTGCTCCTAAAGTTGCATCTGAATCAAATAAAGCTAGTTTAAAAGTATTTCCAGTCGAAGCTGTAAAATTGTGTGTTGCTACTAATATCTCTTGTTTGAAAGAGTTACAAATTGCTGATGTATTAGCCATAAAATTTTCTCCTCATTATGGAGACGGGGACTTAACTTGTATTCTAACTGTTCCGTCAGTATAGTCGTCTCGTCTTCGTCTTCCAAGTTGCATTCCTGCAAACTGTTGTATAGCATTTTTATACTTTTGTTCATATAAAGTCAACATATCCATTGGACCTTTTAAAAATCCAAATGCCTCTACTAAACAGGCGTATAGCAAGCCCTGTGGGAAATAAGTACTTAAATAAGTGTTATTATTATAACCAGTACCAGATCCAAGACCATTTGGAAATTTGTTGTAATAAACCCTAAATTTGTAATTAGCATCAGGAGTCGGAGCGAAATACATCCCTCCAGATGAAGTATCGGTAGTATTGTCAGCACCACCAAACATTGCATAATATTTTGGAAAACCTGTTACTGAATTAGTAGTATCGGTAGGTGATTGAATAGTTCCTTCAGGACCATATTTTCTATCTACAAATTCTGATAAATAAGTTTGATCTTTTTTCTCAAGCCATTTTCCATTACCCTCAGTATTGGCTGTTGATTCAAATACTTCAATTCCTCTTACAAAGAGACATCCTGCTGGTGCATTAAGAGTATTATCATTTGCAGCTAATGTACCTTCTTGAACAAATCTTTCAGAGTCCATAGGAAGCTCTTGATAAATTCTCATTTCAGCCGCCATTATAAAACCATCTACAATAGCAGTTGTAAAAACATCGGAGCTAACTTCAGTATAATCTCTTATCGCTGTAGTTAATGTGCTGTAATCGTATTTTTTAATTCCTGACATTATAAACTCTCTATGTTAAGAGGACTAATAACACAATTAAATCCTCCCCCTGTTGCAGTGCCTGTTGCAGCACTTGGTAATGTTAATGTAAAACTATTATAATCTGTTACCGTTGTGTTAGCATCGTTAACATAACTTGTTCCTACTAAAGAAGCAACTTTAAACGATCCATAGACCGTGGCTCCGGAACTATGAGAATCAGCTGTTGTTGCTGGGGGAGTATAACCCCTATAAATAGAAGATGTTCCTCTAGTACATCCAGTTAATTGATTTGATGATCTTCCAGTATATTGAATAACCTCATTTTGATAATCACCTACAAGCAAAGGATCGCTTGTATCTGAAGAGGTTAAAACTTTTTTAATCATAATAAATCCGGCAGTTGGAAAATTAGACCCATCAACTAAGTTAATAGTTGTAGCGCTACTAGTAATGTCTCCATCTAAAGTAGTCTGTAATTGAAATTTTTCAATTGATACTCCACCAACAGCTTCTTTAACATCAGTAAATCTTAAAACATCATTAACTTGTAATTGTCCGTTTGGAAATAAGATTGTTAAAGTTGTATTAGATGCGGTTGTAAAAGGATTATCAGGTAAAAAATCTTGTGTTCCAAATTCTGTTCTAGCTGGTCTTGCTCTTTGTAAAGCCTGGGGATCAGCACTTGTAGGTTTTGGATCTAGCTGTGGAGACTTAGGTTCATATTCTGATCTATGGACCCATGCACCCGTCCATTCTCTAACCATTTCATTATATGGAAATGCCATACCTGATCTATCAGAAATTGCTAAAGCAAATTTACCTTGTGAAAAAGTAGTCATTAACTAATCCCCGGATAATAGATTTTAGGTGAAATGTATGTAGAGTTAGAAGAACCGTCTTCATCTTCCGCTCTTAACAATTCATCTTCGTATAATAATTTTAATTCTTGTACTCTTTGTGGAGCATATTTAACTGCAAGATAATACGAAAGTCCTGCAATCATACAAGGCACAAATCGGTAAGGCACGTCAGTTGCATTTGTATAAGCACCAACATCATCAATTCTTTTTGTATAATAAAAATTAATATAGTTTCCATCTTGAGCTGCACCTGGAGTTAAATATAAAGTCATTGTAACTTTATCTACAAATCTTTGAACCCAGTATTGAGTAGGTAAACCTGTAGCAGTTTTATTTGAAAATCCTTGATATTGTGATCTACTAATTTTTGTCATTGGAGTATCAACAGACGTTGATTTTACTCTATAATCCGCTTCTTGAATATCTGTCATACCAATTGGAAATTGTAAAACTGCATCACTTGTACTGTGAGAAGCAGCCGTACTTCCATTAATTCCTCTAGTGCATCCCGTTAAATTTAAACTTGAAATCCCTGTATATGAAATTTGTTCACTATTAATGGTTATTACTCCACCTGTTGTCGGCATTCCTGTAACAGAAGCAACTCCAATTGTAGCAACACTTGCATTTATTCCTGCAGATAATGTAGTGGAAATACCGTCTGAAGCGCCATCAGAAGGAGAACGATAAAAAGTATAAACAGCTTGACTATCTACTAACGCAACATTTTGATTTTTTACTTCCCAAAAATGAAGTCCTCTATTTCCCCATTCAGAAAATAAAATGTTTAATGATCTTCGTGCTGTTTTTAATTGATAGCCAGACGTACCTTGAATACCAATACGTTCGTATGCATCTTCAATAATTTCATCAATGCTTAAGTTCTTATCAAAAACATAAGAGCCGGAAGTAGTATTCGCCATTTAGCCCCCTATGCGTAATAGGCTGTAAATGAATCTATGGCTGCTAGTGTTACATAAGGTGCAGTATCAAATTTAACCCCATTACCACCAAAATTAAAATTTAAAGTATCATTACTAGCACTTCCACCTTTAAGATGAATTTTAATAACGCCCGCAGCAGAAGTATTGTCATGAATAGTTATTTCACCATCTGCTCCTGTTAAGTGTGCATTAATACTTATAATTCTACATGGTCCTAGATTTGTAGAAGAACCACCTATACTCCCTTGTAATGCTCCTGAACCTGTTAATTCTATTGAAGCTTTAACATCAGATAATTGTGTACCCATAATTTTCTCCTATTAAAAGTGCTCCCGAAGGAGCACTTAATTATTTATTAGGCCGTTAAACCTGGCGATATTTGTTGAACGTAAGTTACTGTTAACGTCGCACGTCCTGCATCTGAAGTAGTTGCAGAAGAGTCAGTAAAGATTTTAACATCTGTAGCTCCAACATCTTCCCATGCATCAGCATCAGGGATTGTAGCCTGTGATGCTAATTTGATCGTATTGATAGTTGACACCGCAACAGCTGTCGCTAATTCATTTGAAGATGAAGTAGTTCCAATGCTTAAAGTTGCTGAGTTGTCATACGCAGTCGTTACATACACTGTAGCTTCTACAATTTGACTGTGTGCAGGAATAATAATTCCTGAAGCCGCCGCAGTTGTAGATTGTGTAATTGCTGCAGACTGAGCCATTACTACGTAACCGACATTCGCCATGTCTGTTCCGACTGTAGTCCCAGTTGTATTTGCAATCGTTCCCGCTTTTATCGGTCCCGAAAATGTAGTTGTTGCCATAATTATATCCTCCTAATTAATTTTATATAGTCGTTAGGCCGTCGACTATACGCGTCTATATAAAATATTATAATTGTATAGTGTGACTTTTATACAACAGTTTTTAATAGAGCGCAAGAGGGTAGGTAATGCAGATAAGAAATATCCAACGATGTAGCTTTTTATTAAGTAGCTACAGAAACTTGTGCAGCAGCGCTTTCGATTGCATTTTGTCGATCAGCAATCTTAGATTCCTCGGCTTTAATCTCATTGATAACTTCTTTAATTTTATTATCAATTCTGACCATATCTAGAGTATACTTACCGTTCTGCTCATACTCCAACTGCCACTTCAACTCCAAGGACCTTTTCTGTTTGTAAAGGTCTTGTACCATCGATAACCTCCTCATAGGTTATTCTTCTAGTTCTTGGATCCATCATTTCTCCAAGATACTCCCACTTTATATCACCTTTTCCCAATCTGTCAACAATTGCGTTTTCGATATCTACTGGGGTTTCTATGCAGTTTATAGTGAAATCTGCATGATATTGGTAGGCATTAATTTGTACTCTGAAGTTTTTAGGGTGCATTTTTTCTTTCTATATATTGATTGTGGCGGAACTGTGTCCCGCCACAAAAAGTTTAAGTATTACGCTCCAGCTGTTCCGAAGATACCTCTAGGGTCAGATACACCAAAAACGTATCTTTCTCTAGCTTTGTATCTAACGTTGCCAGTATCGAAATCACCTTCCATCTTAGTAGATAGAGGAGTTCTTTCGAAATGTTTCATACCATTTGGCACATCTGTTTTAATGAACCAAGCATCAGCATCTGTTAAGAAATTGTTAACAGAGTATCCTTGAGGAATCATCCCCATAGATTTGATTGCATTGATGTCATTATCAGCAGTTCCAACTCTACCAGCAGACTTCATAAGTCTGTCAGCTGTGAATTGAAGCGCAGATGGGATGATCATTTTCATACCCTTAGCAGCGATTTTTAAACCTCTTTCATCAGTTAGCGCAGCAATGTCAATCAATGCTTGCTCTAATGAAGTTTCGTTTAAATCCGAAGCTGTTGATAACTGGTTCGAAAACGTTCCAGCAATCGTTGGGTGCGACGCGTTTAACAAAGTTACACCGTCACCAGAAGTAAAACTACCTCCAGTTTGTCCATTGTTTAATGGAGACGCTGCTTTAACTTGTTTTGTTTGAGCCATAGATCTTGCTAAAGCTTTTGTATATCTAGAAGCCAGTCTGTCATATAAGTTGTCTTCAATAGCTTCCTCAGTGATAGCAAAAGCAAGAGCAATTGTCTCGTTAGTGTATCTAGCTGTGAAAGTTTCTTGAGCATTGTCATATACAACACCTGAACCTTCTGGTTTAACTTGAGCTTGAGCGAAACCTGACAACATTACTT